TGTCACTCCCGGTCTGCATAGTCCTCTTCCTCATCGCGCTCTGCGTTATGATGGAATGATCGCGGCAGGCCCTGGGGCAACCCAGGCCGCGCGGTCAACCACAGCACGCAGGCTCGTGCCGAAGGTGGAACTAGGCGAATTATCCCAAGGGGAAGTGGTGACACATTGCGATGACCTCGCCACGGAGGTCACCGCTCTGCGGAACCGCTACCTCTGTCGGACGCCAGAAGCAACCGCATCAGACGACCTCTATCTGGGTGCAACCAAGCTCATGGACTACTTGCTTGGCCGTGGTGCCAAGAAAGTTAAGCCATGGTCTTGGGAGCGCTCGGCGGGGTATCTTATCAAGCGTCACGGGGGGGGCAGATATGGGCCCGCTCTCGAGAGTCTCAAGGCCGGACAGGCCTTGAACCCCCAAGATGCGAAGATAAAGATGCACGCGAAGATAGAGAAGTTTGTGGTCCAGCCCGGCTGTGCTATCAAGGAGGCCCGTACTATCCAGTATCGGGCCCCGCGATTTAACATAGCATTTGGGTCTTTAATATTCCCTCTCGAGCACGAGTTAGTGCGAGTCTGCGGGGCGGAGGCTCCAAGGATTGGTGGGTTTTATACCACCAAAGGGAAAAGGCCCGAAGAGAAGGCAGGACTACTTAACGCTCTATGGCGGAAGTACAAGGCACCCTGCGCCCTAAGTCTCGATCAGTCTAGGTTCGATGCGCATATCACTAAGGAGGTCCTACTCCAGGTCCACCGCGTCATCCAGACGATGGTGGTTCCGAGTGGGTTCCTTAAGTGGATGCTTCGGGCCCAGCTAAAGACGAGGGGCAAAGGCCGACACGGGGTGAGGTTCGAACGCATCGGTGGCAAGTGCTCGGGTGATGTTGACACATCGCTCGGTCAGACACTTGCCTCGATGATCCTCCTTGCGACAACGACAGCCTTCAGCGGCGATATTTCTATCGTCTGCGAAGGTGACGACACCGTGATACTTGGCGAATCAGCCAGGATAAAGGAGCTCTTCCAATCCCTACCCGGTGCCATGCTGAAGCTTGGGTTCACGCTCAAGTGTAAGATGGCCCGGACGTTAGGAGAAGTCGAGTTCTGCAGCGCGTTCCCCCTAGAAATAGGGGTGGGCCGCTGGACCCTGGCTCGCCAGTGGCCCAAGCCGCTGGTCACCGATATGGTGATAACCAATAGCTATCCGGCGCCGGTCGTGTTGCGCCTTATGCGCCCGATGGCCATGGGCATGCTGTACAGCTATGCTGGGGTCCCTGTTTATCAGGCCCTGGCGCTGCATGCATTGTCCTGGGCTCCCCACGTGAAAACGAGGGGCGTCCCGATCGAGGTGCGGGCGCAACTCCAGGGAGTGGCAGTCCGAGCCCGAGGCGACCACATTAGTGATGGCCCAATCGTGGCGATTATTACGGAGGTGGCGAGGACCAGTTTTGCTTGCACGACTGGCATTAGCCCTTCCCTACAGATCAGCCTCGAGAAGGAGATACTTCAGCAATGTGGGCCCTACCCCGTGGTGGTTGGGGGTGAGGAACTTCGCGGCCTCATTGAGGCTGTCGGGGAGACTCATTACTGACTGCTAGCGTCAGTCGGCCATACCGTACAACGGTTATTGGAGACTGCCG